GATGCAAGGCCGGGATGAGTTTATTGAGGCTTTATTCAGTTGGTTGCTAATCACCGGAAACGCTTACATTTATCAGATGTCACCTGATGAGGGGTTGAACAAGGGTAAGCCTGTTGAATTGTGGTTACTGCCCGCACACTTGACAGAAATATTAGGTGGTGGTATGCAGAAACCCGTTGCAGGGTATCAGGTGAAGATCGGGGCGGGGATAACATTCCCGATTCCTGCTGAAAAGGTAATCCATTTAAAGTATTTTAATCCGACAACGGATAACAGCGGCTCAAACCTTTACGGGATGTCACCGCTAACAGCCGGGTTGCTTACTATTCAGGCCTCAAACGAGGGTTACAAGGCACTGAACAAGGCATATCAGAACGGTGCCCCGGCAGGTATATTGACCGGGACAAAGGAAACGGATTTAGAATACACACCTGAGCAGATCGAAGCCTTACAGGACAGGTTTGCACGTAAATACGGCAATGCTGACAACTACATGAAGCCTTTATTTATGCGTAACCCGATGCAATGGATTAAAATGGGTTACAGCGTTGTGGACATGAATATTGTTGACCTGATGAAATACACGTTGCAGGACGTTTGCAACCTTTACCATGTGCCGATTCATTTATTCAGCGGTGATGCCGCTACACTCGACAACTACAAAGAAAGCCGTAAATCAATCTACACAGATGCGGTAATCCCGTTATTTGACCGCTTTTGTTCAAAACTGAATCCTGATTTTCCGGGCAAGTTTGTGCCAGGTTCAAAGATTGGGTTTGATATTACAGTTATTCCTGAATTGAACGTAGATGTTCAGGCAATGTCGGCCGCATTAAATCCGGCATGGTGGATGACAGGTAATGAAAAACGGGCGGCAATGGGTATGCCTGAATTAACAGACCCGATGATGAATGAAATACTTTACCCATCCGCATTAATTCCGGGCGGTGATATGTCTATTGATCAAAACGATTTAGGTTTATGAAGCCTGAATTTATCATATTGAAGCGGAAACGCTATGAACGGGCCGCAATAGCGGAATTTAAACGGGTGCTCAATAAGTACCTTGCAGACTATATGATCCGGGTGTCAACTGCTCAAACATACGCTGATTTTATCACTGAGGCCGACAAACCTGTTAAGCCGGATTGGATTAACGAATCAATGCAGAAACTTTACAGCCGTGTCGGGACTGACTTTGCAAAGGCAACAATCAAAGAGTTACAGGCGAAGAAATCAGAACGGATTACTACCGACTTTTGGGCCGAATATTTCAGGCAGTACGCCCGGACTAAGTTAGGGCAGAAGATTACATGGATAACCAACACAACAGAAGAAGTATTTAAGCAAACGGTCAGGGCAGTTGTGGAGATGGCAGGCGAAAAAGGATTGAGCATATACAACACGGCAAAAAACATTCAAAAAGAAATCGGGTTTAAAAACGCTTACAGGGCTGAACGGATTGCACGAACTGAAATAGTTGCAGCATCAAATTTAGGTTCAAACGAGGGTGCGAAAAATGCGGGAATACCGTTACGTAAGAAATGGGTGCCTATTGTTGATGCTAATACCCGTCACAGTCACGTAGCAATGTCAGGTCATCCGGCAATAGAGTTAGACGATGCCTTTAATGTAGGCGGTCAACTGTTACAGTACCCTGGTGATCAGGCCGGTTCAGCGGGAAACATTATCAACTGCAGGTGCGGTATTGTTCACGTGCCGGGATTGACATATGATGACATTATAAACAGATGACAGAACCTGACGGCATCGGCTTTGAAATTGACTGTTTAATCCTTTTGGATGAGGATGAGGAAACAATTAACGATATTTGGACTGAGGCAACAATAAACGTATTGACAAACGAATTAAATTAACCTATATTTGCAGACATGGAAACTTACAAAGCAGTCAGCAATTCAATAAAGGACATTGATGCAAAACAGCGTACAATCGTCGCTTATGCCTCAATTTTCGGCAATATTGATTCTGACGATGACATAATCCAGCCGGGGGCGTACTCAAAGACAATACAGGAAAACGGCCCCAAAGGTAAGAACCGGGTTTGGCACCTGTTTAATCATGAATGGGAATACCCTGTATCAAAGCCGTTTGAATTGACAGAAGACGGCAAAGGCTTGTTATTTTCAAGCCGGTTACCTGAAACAACCTTTGCAAATGACCTGTTGAAACTTTACGAAGCCGGACACCTTACAGAGCATTCCGTTTGGATCAGGATCATGAAGGCGATGGATCAGGTCATTGATGGTAAAACAATCCGGTTAATATCTGAGGTTGCACTGATGGAGGTCAGCAGCGTTTTATGGGGTGCCAATGAACAGGCGCAAACCGTTGCTGTTAAATCTATTGCAGAACTTGACCGCAGGATTCAAACCGGTACAAATTTACTAAGGAATGGCAATCTTTCAGACGAGGGCTTCAAAAGGCTTGAAGCTGAATTGACCGAAATAAAGTCACTGTTGACAAAACAGCCGACACAACAGCAGAATGAGCCGGAGGCAGCCAGTGCCACCACTTTGGAAGCATTAGAACGAATCAATTACAAACTTCTAAAACTTAACCAAAGTGGAAAACATGGAAAAAGCCCTGTTGGATATTGAGAAAAAACTCGATTCAGTAACAGACAAATTCGCTCAGGCTGCAACAGCCGATGAAATGAAAGCCCTGAAAACCGAATTTCAGGACTTGACAAAACAGTACAACGACCGCAGCGCACAGCTCGATGAGAAACTGCAAACAGTTCAGAAATCAGTTGATGTAATCGCAATCGAAAGGCAACGCCTCGATGTTCAGGCACGCAAAGACCTGTCAACAGCCCTGGCTGAACAGTTCAACTCCGAAGGCTTTAAATCTTACCTGAAAGCCAAGAAAAACGGTGACAAGACGGCTAAGCACAACATCATGATGGAAGATGTGGAAGCCCGGAAAGCAACCGTAACCCCATCAACAGCCACAGCCGACACATCAGCACCTCAATACCTGCCCACCGGAATCATTTATGACCCGGACAGGGATATGTTTGTACGTAACTTCATTCCGGTAGGACCAACCAACGCTAACAACGTGGTTATCCCTGTTGAATTGACCATTACGGACGGCACAGCCGTAACCGCAGAAGGTGTACAAAAAGGTGTATCGCAGTTCACACTTGATAACAAGGCATTTCCGGTAATGAAAATTGCCGCCGTGCTCAAGATCAGTGAGGAAATGCTGGATGATGTGCCCGGACTAGTTACATACATCGTTAACCGTTGGGGGTCGAAACTGAAGGTAAAAGAGGATTACACCCTGCTTTATTCAGTGGCCAGCTCAACAGCATTTGACGGTTTAACAGTTGCTGCCCAGGCTTATGTTGACAGCCTTGCAGATTCAGCAGTTAACCGTTGGGATGTCCTTATGAACGCGGTTACACAGGTTCGTGTTGACGAATACCGGGCAACCGCTATCATGATGCACCCGACAGATGTGCTGCTGCTGAAAACTAAGAAAGGATCAGACGGTCACTATGTAGGCCGTGCCCCGTGGGATCGTATGCCGTTGTTTGTTGATGGTGTACCGATTATCGAAACCACAGCAATCACAGCCGGCACATTCCTTGTTGGTGACTTTGCCCGTGGTGCGCAGATTTATGATCGTAAATCGGCATCGGTAAACTTCTACGACCAGGATGAGGACAATGCTCAAAAGAACCTGATTACCGTTGTCATCGAAGAACGCCTTGCCCTTGCAATTTACAGGCCGAATGCGTTTTGTTATGGCGACTTTGCATCTGCCCTTGCAGAAGGATCAGCATAGTGTAGTGTGTTTGTTTGTTTGTTTTCCGAAACGGGGCCGGTATAGTAGGGCCGGCCCTGCATTCGGATAAATCTAAAAAACCCGTGTGAATGAAGGTAAAGATCATTAATTTGGATTCAAGACCGGACAGGTGGGGAGAAGTCTGCAAGGAAGTTGAACGATTCGGGATTAAACATTATGAGCGGTTTTCCGCCTTTTCAGGTGGTTACATGGGGTTCAATAAATCAGTTCATCACGTACTGGAAAACGAGGGCGAAGTCCTGATTTTAGAGGATGACGTTATATTTGAAGGCGAGTTCTTTGACATCTTAGAGGCTAAAGCAAAACTACCGGATAACTGGGATTTATTGTATTTGGGCGCAAATGTACAATCGGAACAGCGAAGGTACACCGATGGAATATGGCACTTGGACAATGCATGGACTTCACATGCTATTTTATACAGCACAAAAGGAGCTGAATATTGTTACAAATACTTTCCATTTGAGGAAGGTATTATATACGATGAATGGCTCCGTACCGTTGCACAAAAGCGATTGAATTGCTTTATTATGAATCCTATGATTGCATTCCAGTCCATTAGTTACTCTGACATATGGGGCTGTGTTGCTGAATACGGGATAAAAGGCTCAGAAAAATTCCTGCAATGAAAATACTCTTTTACATACACGGATACCCACCTACCCACAACGCAGGAGCGGAATGGATGGCTTATGATATTTGCGAATTTCTAAAGCAAAGGCATGATATCCGTGTATTGACAAACAAACCTGTTGCAAACTATCAGGCCGGAGTTGAAATAGTGCAGCACAATCCGGCAACGCTTAAGATTGAATTTCGTAATGCTGATATTGTCATAACCCATCTGGATTTTACAGCTAAAGCGCACAACATTTGCAGGGTGTTGATGAAACACAACCTTTATGCAATCATTCACAATACTTTCGTTAACAATCTTCAGGCAAACAGGCCGGGGCAATTCAATCTGATTTACAACAGTGAATATACCGCAGCATTAAACCTGCCACAGCGTTCAGTAATATGCCGCCCCCCGATTGTACCTGAACGATACCTACGCAAAAAGACAGGTGAAAATGCTATCACATTAGTTAACTGCTGGCCTGACAAGGGCGGGCAGGTGCTTATGGAACTTGCCCGGATCATGCCGGATCGTAAATTTATCGGGGTTTTAGGCGGGTATGGTGAACAGGTGCGGGCAAACCTGCCCAATCTGGAATATGTTACCAACAGCCCAAATATGGCTGACGTTTACGCACGCACTCAGATATTGATACAGCCTTCAAAGTATGAAAGTTACGGCAAGGCTGCATGTGAGGCATTGGCCTGCGATATACCTGTAATTTGCACTGATACACCGGGACTGAAAGAATCGTTAAGTTATGCCGGAATCTTTGTAGAACGCAGTTCAGAAGCCTACAAACAGGCCATTGAAG